ACGCCATTTCCAATTAAGGATTCTGGAACAAATTCGACCCTCAAAAATGATGTAGGCAATTCGCTTTTCTTGCTTAGACTTGCAAGCGATTCGTAACTGGTCACAAAGATCACCCATAATGTCTGGTTCTGATCCCTCGAAAAGGTCACGCGATGCGTCAAAGGCACGAACCCAGCCCTGAGCATCTGGTATGTGATCAGACTTGCCAGCACGCATGTGCCTTGCATCTGCGATCCATCCATCGCTACGCCTACCGCGGCTTGGGAACGAATCATCTAACTGCTCTCGAAATTGAACAGCAGCCTTAGATAGTCTCGGCTTTATGTTCGACATTAGAACACTCCCATTGCTTTAAGTTATTAAGTAGCAATTCATCATGACCACATCGTAACATTGGTGGAATAAAAGCATCATCGATTGGATCGTATGTGTATCCAATACCAGCATAGTTATAGCGAATTTTGCCATTGTAAGATGTGCGCTTGCAAACTTGGTTTCTAAAATTGCCGTACCAAATCTCAGGATCTAATCCTTCAATTAGTTCAGTTTCATCAATGCCAACAATTACCTCTGTGACAATGTTTGTCTCATCTAAGAACGCATAATGTGCCATTAAACAGTCACCGTTCCTGTTCCAGCAGTGAAAGTATAATAACGATAACCGCCTGAAGTTGTAGTAGCAGATGTAAGACCGCCACCGATCAAAGTCAAAGTTGGAAAAGTATCTGGATAACGAAGAATTACAATTCCTGAACCACCATTGTTTCCTTGACCATTTCCACCGCCGCCTGCGCCACCGCCTGTATTCGTGGCTCCGCCATTTCCAGTTGCATTTAGTCCACCTGCGCCAGCTCCGCCTAATCCAGTGGCTCCCAAAGTTGAACCATCCGTGCCACCTGCACCGCCGCCTGCATAATAACCTGAAGCACCTGTTGAAGTTGCTGTTGCCCAAGTTGAATAAGCATTTGTACCATTACCACCCGTGCCTGAAGTTCCGCCCGCTGGTGTCGAAAGCGCGTTTCCACCTGCAGCAGACGCACCGCCGCCGCCACCGCCGCCTGTGTATGTCGCTAAATCAGAATAACCAAGTCCACCATTGTTACCTTGTCCTGAAATACCAGTACCAGCAACACCTGTGCCACGACCATAACCTTCGCCGCCACCCGAACCACCATTTTTACCATCTTGAACTGAAACTAATCCCGCGCCGCCGCCACCGCCGCCTGTTGATGTAATTGAGTTCGCTACTGAGTTACTACCATTTCCACCTTGCGTATTTGGGCCTCCAGCAGCACCGCCAGCACCAACTGTTATTGTCGTAGTAGCACCTAAAGCAAAAGTGCCTGATGAGTATTGAAATCCACCTCCGCCGCCGCCTGCGCGACCCGAAGCACCGCCGCCTGCAACAATAATAAACTCAATCGTGCGTGCTGCTGCGGCACCACTGCTTGCAATAATTCCAATTAAAGAGTTTAGCATTATGCGACAGCACCCACAACGATCCATGAGTTAGCTGCTAACTTAATCGCAACAGCAGCCTTGTATCGTGCCAATACTGGCGCGGCACTTACTGCACCTGCACTTGTTACTGTGGTCGTTCCAGAAGTTACAGCTTGAATTGTTGTTATTCCTGCGCCCTTTTGATAGACCACTAGAGTCGTGCCAATAGGAAAGTTATAAGTTGCATCTGTTGGAATGCTAAAAATGTTAGCTGCTGCATTGTCCATTGTGACAATCTGGTTAAGACCATCCGCCTTGACTGCTGTGTAGGTAGTGCCAGTCTGTGCGTTGATGGTAAGACCAGCGAATTTGGTGTCTATGTCTTGACCAAGTTCTGCAATAGCAGTCGCGCCATTCTTTACAAGGTCGCTTGATTGTGGAATGTCAAAACCGAAGTTCGTTGTTGTTGTTGCCATTAGGTTAAAGCTCCTGTCGCATTTGTCCATGTAAGTGTAGCATTTACGCCATACCAATCTAGTGAGGCTGGCAATACTGTTTCCCACTGAGTAGTGCTAAGTGAGAAGTCTGTAGCTGAGATGTAAAGGGTTATCTCTACAAAACTAGGGGTAGCGCGTAAGGCTACATTCTCGACAAAGCCATCGAATGAACCACCGAATAAGTTGCTCGGTAGGTTCTGGATAACTACAGGCTCACCAAAGAACACCCCGATAAGGCTGTCAAGCATGGCAGTAGGAATGTCTGGATTATCAAGTCTAAAGGTAATGGCTCCGAGTGATCCTCTAGGGTTCTTGCGTAGGTTTAACTCTCTAGAGGCAATGTCAGTGATGTCTGCAAGGTTCTTGATGTTAGAGTCTAATGATCGCTCAAAGAGGCCGTAAGCGGCTATAGAGTCGCTGTCAGAGGTACTGTAGGTGCTTCCGTAGCCTGTGGAGTAGCGATAGATAAGGCTGTTACGGATGCGAGCAGTCTGAGTTGTGGACTTGATAGAGGTAGGTGTTGCATACGAGCCATCGAGGTTAGTAAAGCCATTTGCTGCAAGGTAGTTAGATCTGTGGTCTGCATCGTCATAGGAGACATCTCCATCTTTTTCTTCATAGAGCTGACCTAGTGCGCTAGTAGCAATTTGATCTGCAAGGGTTTGAGACTTGGTAGAGGCACTAGCTGCAAGAGCGATCATGGTGTAGAAGCCTGAGTCAATAGTGCCGATGTAAGACTCTGCGTTATCCCATGTGACATCTGCTGGATAGGTTGCCCATGTGACTGTAGGTGTGAGCTCAGCCCATGTCAGGTTTAGGGCTGAACCGAGAATGGCTGCAATCTGTGCGCCATCTAAACCTTCTGCAAGGGCTGTGTTATAGACAACCTTTGTAAGTTTAGCCAGTGAGCCAATGCCTAAGATGGTGCCAGTAGTGATGTAGCCAGTCTCGTCAGGGCTTCTGACTCCGATGTTGAAGTCTGATACTTCTCCACCGAATACAGTGACATAAGTGCCACTGCCATTTTTTAGCTCTAGAGTAATTGGCTCTGTGACATTGATGGTGAAATCTGCCCCAGTAGTGTTGATGATTTCTACTTGGCAGTAACCCGCTGTGGCCTGTCGATCAATGTCTAAACGACCAGATGCAAAGGACACAGAGGTGACAGTAGTATAGACATCATCACCTACTGTAATTCGCCATTCTGGAAGCCATGTCATACTGCTAAGTAACCTCTAAGAGTTCCACGCTGTGCTGCATTAACAAGCACTTGGTCAATAGCCTCAGCAATAGCGTTAGGGTCTCCAACGCCAGTATTTACAATGATGGTGTTGCCTGATCCGTATCCTGCACCTGAGTTCATGTTAGGGCTGTAGCCGCCTAGATCGCCCACAGACTTTTGATAATCAATCAATGACAGGAAGTCTGCATAGTTCTGCATGTCTAGCAAGTCTGCAAAAGCATTAGCTCTTGCGTTTGCTGCGTCTGCGTATTCGAGCAAGGAGTCTGTCGATGCTGCTAAAGCATCTGTCATAGATACAGGAGCAATGTAGTCTCCTGCTGGTATTCCAGAACCTAAAGAACTGCTAGCTGGAACCCCTGCTTTACTTTGTCCAGTAGCCAATGCAAGTAAGTCAAGCATCTGTTGTATTTTACGCAAAGCCTGATTTAAATTTTCTTGATTGATTAAATCAACAGGCTTCAGCGAGTCAAGAATAGACTTGATGTCTGACAGTTTTACGCTTTGACCAGTAAGGGCAGACAGTGATTTAAGATCTGTATTCAGTTTGTTAGTTGCAGCAATAATGGCTGCTTCATCTTTTGAGGCAATAGCATCTTCTAAGTCAAGAATAGAACGCTTTACATTTAGGCGAGCCACATCATTGGCTACCTGTAATCGCTGTGCGCTAGAAGTGGCTTTACCCAACGCTTCTGCCTGAGATGTAAGAGCTGCTGCAATCTGGATCTTGTCCATGTCAAAGACTTCTTCACCCTTATTGAGAGCGAGGTTAGCCTTGTCAATTACACCTTGTAGCTTCTTGGCTGTGTTCTGCTTATTAAGAAGGGCCAGTCTTTCTTTCTCACGCTTGATTGCATCTTTTTCAAGTTTAGCCATCAACTCTTCTTGTTTTTTCTGAGTCAGCGTAAGCTTGACTTCTTCCTTCTTTTGAGGAATAACGACATTTCTGCCGATCTGTGCTCCAGCAAAGCCAGAAAAGATGTTTCTTGGCAGGTTTTTAAGATTCTGAATTAAAGTAGGAATAACTCCAACAGTTCTACCTGCTTGACGAGAGACATTAGCAAGGGCGGTTGCGATACTCTCGATCACATAGGCTGCATCGGATGCGTCAGTACCGCCACCTACTAAGGCAAAGGCATCAACTAAACCGCCACCGATAATCTCTGCGGCATTAGATGTTGCAACGCTTAAAACATCAAACTTGTAAGCAGTAGTGTCTAAGTAATCTTCAGCTGCTCCTGCTGAACGCTTTAGAATAACTCCAAGAATCTCATTGAATGACTTAGATGTAAGTTCTGCTCTAGTAAGCCCAGTATTGTATTTGATAAGTCCTCGGGTGATACCCACATAACCTTTACCAAGATCCTCAGTAACAGTAGCTAGATCAACTCCTGAAGCGCGACTAATCGTAATTGCATCATTAAGAAGTTTCTGAGATTGAATCAACGATCCAGTCGTAGTTAATAAACCCTGAAACGCTGGACGAAGAACATCGTCTGCAACAGCTGCCGACTTTTCTAGATTAGCAATGTAGTCTGCAATTTGAGGATTAGCAAAGCCAATGCCTAAGTTTTCTACAGCTGTTGTCAATCGTCTGGCTGCTGCTTCATCTGCTGCAAAGGCTTTGACGGAAGCCTTGCCATAAGCGATGATTGCAGAAGTACCATAGGCAAGACCTACTGCACCTGCTAACTTTTTAACATTGCTAGTTAGTTTCTGAGTTGCTGTGTCCGCTTGCTTGAATGCCTTTTTGCCAGTGAACTCCGCGGCTATGTCAATCTTTACATCGGCTGCCATTATCGACCCCCTACTGACAATCCGCTGCCACTACCTTTGGCGACAACTTTCTCAAAATTAGTTTTAGAGTTTTCTATTGCTTTAATTACTGCTGCTGTGGTTCTGCCTTGATCTTCTGCAAAAGCCCTGAAGATTGCTCGACCCTTCATCTTTTGACTTGAACGACCGACTGCTCCTTCTTTACGAACATAGGCGTTAGTAATCTGACCACCTAGTGCGTCAATAAATTGTTGTCCTGCATAAGGGTTATTGCTTTTGCCGTAGCCTTTACCAGTGCTAGTCATGTAGCGTTCTTCGCCTACACCTGTATCAAGTCTGCGTGTAGGAATTACTACTTCACGCATCTTGGCTTGTGGTCTGCCTTGTGGATTCTTACGACCAGCAGTTTCATAAATTGCACCTGAAACAGAAGCGTTTTGGATTCTTACTAATGATCTAAAACCAGAACGATTTGGCTTAGAAGGAGTTGTCTTATAGCCAATGCCACGCTTTGCATCAGCTGATGACCAAACTCTATTAGACCAAGAACCCTTTTGATTACTATTAGCCCAACCACTTAGCGGAGCGGTTGAAGGAATAAATCCTCTGGCTTTAGCAGTTATTGGCTTTAGGATTTTACCTAACTCTTTTTGAGTTTCTTTTGCTAAATCTGGAGTGAACTCTCGAAGAGCCTTACGGAGTTCAACGCCGCCCTTTACGCTTGCTGGCATCGCTGGTCTCCTTTGCTTCATCTTTGAGACCTTGAACTAGAGCATCTAGCATGGTCTTATCTAATTCCAATAAGTGCTGTGGCGCGATTCCCAACCTAATGCTTAGCCTAGCAATTAGATAGGTGAATGGAAGATCGCGCTTTAAGCTAAAGGGT